TTTCAGGCGATGATTATGATCTTGACGTTGCTATCTTTGAAGAGGGGCTTGCAGAAAAAGGGCCGGGTAAATTGGAACATCCCATTTATGGGGTTGTTGATGTGGTGCCCTTTGGTAATATTGCAAGGCGTGATGATTTAAAGACGGCCGGCAATCAGGCAATTTTGGAAGTTACCTTTTGGGAAACCATCGGGGTTTTATTCCCATCCGCGCAAACCGATCCCGCTTCCGAGGTTTTGACCGCCGTTGATGAATTCAATGAAGCCATATCCGAACAATTTGAAGAAGTCCTTGATATAGATACGGCGGTCGAGGAAGCTACTTTTAAGGCAGTATATCAAAATGTTTTTGACCGCGCGAAGGCGGCTTTACAAGTTATAGCTGATACACAAGAAGATGTACAAAGAGTCTTCGATGCTGTAGTTGATTCTATAGATACAAGCATTGATTCTCTTGTAAAAGAGCCCTTGACGCTTGCCACACAAACGACAATTATGTTGGGCGCACCCGCGCGCGCGCGTTCGTTAATAACGGCGCGGCTGGATGCATATAAAAATTTAATAGATTCTCTGATTGATGTTCCGGGATCCATAAGAACACCGGGTAACGATTCTCAAAACTCGAATGCCTTTCAAACCGATGATCTCTTTGTGTCCACATCAGTCATAGGGACCGTAACATCCGTTGTAAATAATCAATTCGAAACTAAGCCCGAGGCTTTGGCAGCAGCTGAAGCCATACTTGATTTGGCAGATGAAGTAACCATATGGAGGGATGCAAATTACGAGTCTTTGGGTGAGATAGACACAGGCACCGCCTATCAACAATTCCAGGAAGCTGTAGCCTTGACAGCGGGTTTCCTGGTTCAAATATCTTTCAATTTAAAACAAGAACGTTCCATAGTCCTTGTAAGAGCTCGTACAATTATAGACCTTGTGGCGGAACTTTATGGTAGGGTTGATGAAGAACTCGATTTTCTTATCAAGTCGAATAACTTGACCGGCTCGGAAATCCTTGAATTGCCGAAGGGCAAGGATATAGTTTATTATATATGAAGTCCTACACCGTTATAGCCGGAGATACCTTTGTATCGATTGCCCGTAAGGAATATGGTACTGAGGTCCAGGCATCCCTCATACAAAGGGCGAATCCGGGGGTTATGGAGCCGTTAACGGCAGGGATTTCACTTGTCGTACCCGTTCTACCCAATGCACCGGCAATAATACCACAAGGGGCTCTATTTGAGACGGAAAGCGAAGTTGCTTTTTTCGTCGGCGGACAGCGTTTTCGTTTTTGGGAAACGATGACAATCAGCCGTTCAATGGATTCGATGGACACCCTTGAACTTACTTCCCCTCTTGATTCGAAGAACGCTGAATTCAAGGAGATTTTCAGGCCCTTCAGTTATAAACCCATGACTGTGACGGTGGGTGGGGTGCCTCTTTTTACGGGGATTCTTTTAACCCCGTTACCTGACGTGACTGATAAGAAAAAGTCGGTCAATGTAACGGGTTATTCGCTCCCAGGAGTCTTGAATGATTGTACTGTGCCGCCGAGCGCGTTTCCTCTTACCGAATTTAATAATCAATCTTTAGCCACGATAGCAAAGACAATGGCCGAGCCCTTTGGGTTGGCGGTTGAATTCACCGAAGATCCCGGCCCCGTTTTTGAAAGGGTCGCTACGAAGCCGACCAAAAAGGTTTTAGAGTTTCTTGCTGAGTTGGCCAGGAAGCGGAATTTAATAGTATCAAGTACGCCGGCCGGAAAGCTTCTTTTTCAAAGGGCGGTGGATGTTGGAAGGCCGATCGCTCGTTTAGTCCAGGGAGAACCGCCCCTTACTAAAGTAACCCCTTCATTTAAGGCTCAAGAATATTATAGTCATGTGACAGGACTTCAACCCGAGGATCCTGTTTCAAAAGGTTCGCAATTCACTACGAAGAATTCACGCCTGGAAGGTGTGTTAAGGCCCTTTACTTTTCAAGCCGAAGATACCGACAATGCCAACGTAAAGGCGACTGTTGATGCAAAGGCGGCACGCATGTTCGCTAATGTCGCGATGTATAGTATAACGGTTTCTACGTGGCGAGATTCTTTTGGTAACCTTTGGGCGCCCAACACAACAATCACTTTATTTGCCGAAGATGCTATGATATATTCTGAGTATGAATTTCTCGTTAAGAGTGTTGCTTTAGCGCGCGATGGTGACAGCGAATCAGCTACGTTAAGTCTTGTAATCCCTGAAGCCTTTAAAGGCCAAATACCGGAAAGGTTGCCGTGGGAGGAATAGCAGCGATAAAGTCACTTGTTCGGGGGGTGCGAAATTTGATACCCGTTTTGGATTTGACGGTTGATCCCGGTGGCGGTTCCAATATTACCGCTGAACACTTCGCCTCCGCTGGTGATGATTCTTTTCCATTGACGACTGATAAGGCTGTTACCGTCAGTATTCGTCGTAGTGGTGGGGAAGTCGTTGTTGGATATCTTGACACGATAAACGCGGGGGTTACTACACCCGGTGAGGAAAGGAAATATTCACGCGACCCTCTTACCGGCTTGCCTGTCGCGCAAGTATATTTAAAAGCGGATGGTGAAATTGAAGCGTCTAATGCCGCCGCTTCGATAGTTATAAAGGCTAATGGCGATATAGAGGCATCCAATGGAATTGCTTCTATCAAGATAAATGCTTCGGGTGAGATTGAAATAACGGGCACTGTTATAAAGGCTATCGCCCCGGATGTTCAGCTTGGAGATGGTGCCCTTGATGAATTAGTGACGAAAAGTTTTATTGCTATTTATAATAGCCATACTCATCCTATGGGGGGGGTTCCTTCACCGCAAGCGACAAGCGCGGACCAAACGGTTAATACAAAGGCATCATGACACAACAAGGTGATGTACTACTTTTTCAAACAAATGACGACGGAGATATTACCGTTGTTAACGGCGTTGTAGACATGACCGGTGGTTTTGAAACAGCGGCCTATCTTTCTCTTTTCGGGGGCAATGATGATGATGATGGACGGCCCGAGAACTCCGAAAAGTGGTGGGGTAATCTTAGCGAAATCGACCCTGCTTTTCAATATACGAGCCGCACCCAAAATATTTTAAAGGCTATCCCCTCTACATCGGCGAATCTCAAACGGATAGAAGATGCTGTAAAAGAAGATTTGCAATGGTTCTTGGATAAGGGGATTGCATCGCTTATAGAAGTAGCCGTGAGTATCCCCGCTTTGAATCGGGTTCGTATAGACATAAATATATCAGCCGAAGGCGAAGAATCAAGCTTTTCATTTACGTTGAATTGGAAGGCAATGGCAAATTAGTGGAGGATTAAATGGCACTTCAGACACCGACAACTGCCGAGATAAGCGCGAATATTATAGCGCAATTGGAAGCAACACTTAACCAAAGCATCCCGCTTTTACCAAAGTCTTTTTTACGTGTTCTTGCAAAAACTCTCGGGGCGGTCTTCATCCTTCTTTATAAATATGCCGGGTTTATCTTTCTACAAATATTCGTCTCTACGGCGACCATAAGAGAAACGGAAATCAATGGGGTTCCTGTGTCGCCTCTTACAGCATGGGGACGCTTGATAGGGATAGGCGATCCGGTAGCTGCAACTCAGGCAGAATTACGAATAGATGTTACAGTCGAAAATCAAACGGGATTTCTTCCTTCGGGTTCGCAACTTGTTGGTTCAACAAATGGAGTCACGTATATAACTATAGGCAGTGTGCCTCTTGATGCCGCTACGGTCCCGGCAATTATAAGGGCGGTATCAGATCAAGCGGGCGGTAGCGGTGCGGGTGCGATAGGGAATTTGCAACCAGGAGATGAAGTGACCTTTGCAAATCCTCTTGCAAATGTAGCCCGAGTCGCCGTTGTGACTTCGCAAGAAGTAACCGGTGCCAATGCCGAAGCGACTGAAGTTTATAGGCAACGCATTCTTGATCGATTCCAGAAAAGACCGCAGGGAGGTGCCCTTGCGGATTATGAGATATGGGGGGAAGAAGTCGCCGGCATAATCAATATCTTCCCTTATACGGGCGATGATCCCGGCGAAGTAGATGTATTCGCAGAGGCGACACCGGAGAGCTCGGGAAACCCTGATGGTATACCAACCGCCGCGCAACTTACGGCTGTTTTCAACTCAATAGAAAAGGATGAAACCGGGCTTGCGAGCCGTAGGCCGGCGAATGCCTTTGTAAACGTCTTCCCAATAACAAGGACTGGTTTCGATACCACCGTTTTTGATCTTGTGGTAGACAACCCCGGACAAGTACAAGCAGATATAGAAGCGGCGATAGTTGATTTCTTTCTGGATACTGAACCGTTTATTGACGGCCTTACTATACCGCCGAGAAAGGACCGTATAACACAAAGTGCCCTTATAGGACTTGTAGAAGACATTGTAACAGCCGTTAATGGAACCTTCGGTACGGTTACCTTTGCGCCGACCGGAGGCGGAAGTATTCCCCTATATATATTGGCGAAGGGTGAAAAAGCTAAGTCTACAGGAACGAGCTTTACAACATGATTTTTTTTCGT